TCGCAGGATGGGACGACGCTCGACCTGTTTGGACAGGCTCCTGCCCCTGTCAGCCGTTCAGTGCGGCAGGGTCGCGCAAGGGCACCGCAGACGAACGGCATCTATGGCCTCAGTTCGAAAGACTTATCCGCGAGTGCAGCCCTGCAATTGTGTTTGGAGAGCAGGTTACGAGCAAGGACGGACGTGAATGGCTCGCCGGAGTACGCTCTGACTTGGAAGCATTGGACTATGCAGTCGGGGCATCCGATCTGTGCGCTGCGAGCGTCGCCTCGCCGCACATCCGGCAAAGGCTTTATTGGGTGGCCGACACCTATGGCCGGAACGCCAGCTCAGAAGGGCTACAACGAAGCCGGGAACACGGACAGCGGCCGGAAGACAACCAAGATACTCAAGGGTTGGGCGTCGCCTCGGGCGAACCGATACGCGGGCGCGGACAGCCATGGGAACCGTCAATTACCATTGAATGCGACGACGGCTACCGCCGTGTTGGACCCTCGACACTGGCAATGGCTCATGGGGTTCCCAATCGCATGGGAAGACTGCGCGGCTACGGCAACGCAATCGTTCCGCAAGTCGCGGCGGAGTTCATCGCCTCGTACTGCGAAGTAAGAGCCGCCGCCTGACCCCCAAAACACCCCCATCGATACCACACAAGGAATAGGGACGATGAACGCCGCACCAGAAGTGACAGTCGAGCAAATCGACGAGCTGGCATGGGCCTGGGTCAAGGCATCGTTCGATGACCCGCACGGCGATTGGCAGAGCCGGTTCTCCGCCGACAACATGGAGACGGCCTACCGCGCTGGCTTCTCGGTTGGTCTGGGGCATGCCCGCAAGGTTTTCATGAGCGAAGGCGCTTATGCGCCGCCAGCCCCATGCAAATGGGAATTCCTTTCCGCAGATGGTTCGTGGAAGCCCTGCCGCAATGCCAATGACGCGGCGATGTGGGCGGCCGATGGCTTCAAGATTCGCGAAAAGGTCCTGTCATGAGACACTTCTCCCCCAAGCAGCGCACGCCGCTACGCTCCGCATATCAGACTACCGGTGCCGATCTGGCATCTGCGCTCCTCGGGCAAAAGCGCGTGAAGCAAACCGTTCGCGTTGTAACGACCGACACCTACCAAGGGAAACCGATCTCCCACATTGTCCTGGTTGTCCCTGCCGGCAAAGAGCAAGGCGACTACTGGCACGTATCAGCGGCCAATCTATGGCGGATTGAGGCCGGCGTCAGCCCCGATGATGTCGGCTGCGAGTTGGCCGACGCTCAAAGCGAACCAATCGAATACCCCGACGAGGACCGAGCCGCTTCGGCTGCGGACGCCTCTTACCAGTCCAGAATGGAGCAATTCTAAATGGCCACCAAACTCAACAAACTTTCACCAGAGCAGGAAGCTCAAATCCCGATTGTTCGGGACGAGTTTTTGCGCATCGGGTTTTCAACCGAGCCTGCAGATTTCGAGGCTGCAGAACAAGCAGTGCGAGACGCCTATGCCGTCGCCAATCTGCCTCCTCCCAAGATCATTATCCGGCTGGCCTCGCCCCGAGAGGGTGCCATCGCCGCCGCGATCCTCAAGGGAACGCGGTTAGGCGATAGCGTCAGGGATCAGGTCTGGGCTCAGGTCAGGGCTCAGGTCTGGGCTCAGGTCAGGGATCAGGTCTGGGCTCAGGTCGGGGATCAGGTCAGGGATCAGGTCTGGGCTCAGGTCGGGGATCAGGTCAGGGATCAGGTCTGGGCTCAGGTCTGGGCTCAGGTCGGGGATCAGGTCTGGGCTCAGGTCAGGGATCAGGTCTGGGCTCAGGTCAGGGATCAGGTCTGGGATCAGGTCTGGGATCAGGTCAGGGATCAGGTCTGGGCTCAGGTCAGGGATCAGGTCTGGGATCAGGTCAGGGATCAGGTCTGGGCTCAGGTCTCCACAGCTTTCTACAGCCAGCACGAAGCCGGCTGGCTTGCATGGGCCTCTTACTTTCACAAAGTCTGCGGCCTGCCCGGAACCGAGAAAATTGAACCTCTCGCGCGCATCGCTGCCAATTGCGGCTGGGTCTGGTTTTTCGCTGGCGCCGCTATCATCACTGATCGTCCACGCACCTTAAAGCGCGATGATCAAAATCGTCTGCACTGCGAGAATGGTCCAGCACTTGAATACCGCGACGGCTTTGCCGTTCACGCATGGCACGGCACGCGCATCCCCGCCGAATGGATCGAAGACAAGTCGCACCTAACGGCCAAGATTGCCTTGACATGGCCCAATATAGAACAGCGCCGCATTGCAGTGGAGATTGTCGGCTGGGCTCGCATCCTTCGCGAACTCAAGGCCAAGGTCATCGACGCTGACGGCGATCCGCAAATTGGAACACTTGTTGAGGTCAAGCTGCCTGATCTGTCGCGCCCGGCTCGCTTCTGCCGAGTGACGTGCGGCACCGGCCGGGAATTCGCTGTCGGTGTCCCTCCTGAAATTGATACCGCACTCGCCGCGCAAGCCTGGATGCAGGGCGTTCAGCTTGCCGACTTCATTCGCCCTGAAATCCGCACCTAACAACGAAAGGAACTACCATGAAGACCTTCAAGCATACTGCCGCGCAGGGCGAAATCAGCATCCGCAAGATCGGCGCGTTGCCGGCGGATGTTCTGCCGCTCAAGCCCGAGAATGGCCACTACGTCATCGGCCATTCCGAGACCGGCCACCATCACGTCATGACACTTGACCGCAAGCAGGTTTTCGAGGCCAAGAATCCGCCGACCGGTATGCGCGTCCTCTACGCGATCCTCGATGTCCCTGCCGATCTCATCCATCAGCGCGGCCACGATACCCACGAGACGATCCACCATGACGCCGGAATCTATGAATTCCGTCTCGGGCGCGAATTCGACCCCTATGGAGAATTGGCTCGGCAGGTTGCGGACTGATCGGCTTCGGTTTCCGGCGCTAGCCGCCGGTTTCCCAAGTCGATGAGAGTTTTATGAAAATGACCTTCGCAGCCAACTGGTTATCCCACCATCCCCGTACGATGTACGCCCTGTGTATCGCAGGCTGTCTCATCGTCGCAGCTATGGATATGCCGAGATGAACACCTGCGCTCTCAAGTTCACACACGCCAGCACACTACCCGACACCGCGCCTGGAACCATGGTCACCTGCATCATTTTGACCAAGGCAGCGACGGGGCGCGATTGGACGATGCCGGCATATTACCTGAATGCCTACCCTCTTGAATACGAGGATTGCGTCTGCAACAGCCACGAAGACCACGGCGAAAATGATGGGTGCCCGACCACTGGATGGTTCTACGACGAAAGCAATTTCGACTATGAGAATTGCTACCATCCCGTGACTGGGACTGTCGTTGCTTGGGCGAAAATCCCAAGCGCCGAAGATGTCATCGCTTCCCTGCCGGTGCAGCCATGAACCAACCCTTGGTGAACGGGGATATGCGCCGCGAGCTTTGGCAGCCGGATCGCCATGAGCAGATGGCCGCGTGCGAAATCCTCCTCGCCGCCACCATCCCGTACGAGCTTCGCGTCCTGGTGCGCGAGCTTGAATTCAAATTAGCTACCGAAAGGCGTCCGACATGAGCACCGCAGCTTCACAGGCCCTTATCGACATCGAACATGAGCCGGCGCCGCGCCGCGAAGTCGCTGCCGTAACGCCCATGGCAATGATCGACCGCGCCCTGGCGACGAATGCCACACCGGAGACGCTGGAGCGACTTCTAGCGCTTCAAGAGCGCTGGGAGGCATCCCAGGCCCGAAAGGCATTCGATAATGCTATGGCGGCGGCTAAGGCCGAAATCCCGACCATCTTCAAGAACAGGCTCGTGGACTTCACTGGTAAGACCGGCATCCGCACCCACTACCGTCATGAGGACTTAGCTGAGATTGCCAAGACGGTTGACCCGATCCTGGCGAAGCATGGCCTCTCCTATCGTTATCGCACTCAGTCGCCTATCGGCGAGCCGATCACTGTCACGTGCATCGTCTCGCACCGCGACGGCCATTCCGAAGAAAACACTCTGGTTGGCCCGCGCGACGATAGCGGCAACAAGAACCCGATCCAGTCTATCGGATCCACGATCACGTTCTTGCAGCGCTACACGCTCAAGTCGGCGCTGGGTCTGGCCGCGTCAAATGACGATGATGGCAAGACTTCCAATCAGACCGAGGCCGACAACCCCATCAGCCAAGAGCAAGCCGCAACAATACGAGCGCTGATCGATGAGACCGAGACCGACATTCAGAAGTTTTGCGAACTGATGAAAGTGGAATCGGTCCCCGAACTGACGATCGCCCAATACCCGCGCGTCATCTCATCGCTTGAAGCCAAGAAGCGGAGGCTCGCGTCATGATTGAGCAAGGGACCCAGGAATGGTTCGCCGAGCGCTGCGGTAAGGTCACCGCCTCGCGCGTTGCTGATGTCGTCGCTAGGACAAAGACGGGCTGGGGGGCTGGCAGAGCCAACTATATGGCGCAGCTCGTCGCCGAGCGCCTTACTGGTACTGTGGCCGAAAGCTTCTCCAATGCTGCGATGCAATGGGGAACCGACATGGAGCCGGAGGCGCGAGAGACATACGAGTTCTACACGAACGCAACGGTTGAGCCGGCAAGCTTCGTGAAGCACCAAACCATCGGTGACACCGGTGCCAGTCCAGATGGATACGTGGGCAAAGACGGGCTTGTCGAGATCAAATGCCCAAACACGGCAACCCACATCGAAACGCTTCTAGGCGGTTCGGTACCAGGCAAATACGTCACTCAGATCCAGTGGCAGCTTGCCTGTACCGGACGCAAATGGGCCGACTTCGTTTCATTCGACCCGCGCCTTCCGGAATCCATGAAGCTGTTCGTCAAGCGCGTCCAGCGAGATGACATGATGATCGCCAGCTTAGAAGCCGACGTGATCGAGTTTTTGAACGAGCTTCGCCTCACGGTTCACCGCCTTCGCGCCAAGTACGACCCGGAAACAATCGTGCCGGGCGAGCTGCTGGCAATGGCGGGCTGATTTCTCAACGAGAAGGCGGGGCGCAAACGCCCTGCCGGGAGTTTCACATGAGCAGGGACAGCATCAACATAATCTATCAATGGGATGGCGACGCAATGCGCCCTCTTCCGCGCTTTCACAACCTCGCCAATGGCGAATTTGTCGTCGGTGAGAAGTACCGCTGCGAAGTGCAGGAGGATCGCTCCTGGGTAAGCCACAAGCATCAGTTCGCATGGCTACATAATGCTTAGCTGTCTCTGCCCAAACATGTCGCAGCTCACTTCCTAAACAAGGACCAGCTTCGCAAGCATAGTCTCATTGCTGGCGGCTTCTATGA